AAACCACCTAAAATAATTAAAACTTTTATTACAAAGTCTGTTATTTCTTCCATTGGTTTTCCTTATGTTTAATTTCAATAAATTTGACATTCTTTAGCAAATTTGTTTCGCCGTCAAATATTAATTGTAAATTGCATCCTCTTTGACGTTCTTTATTGTTAGCAGATATAAAACTTGCGTAACCTTTTTTACCACGATAAACATAATAATCTAGGGTAATATCAGGTTGAGGTTCTTTTAATTTTGTTTCTTTTATCATGGATTGAATATCTAATCCATTAAGCTGTTTGGTATATAACTCAATATTGAGCATATTTTGTTTCCTCCATTTTGTAGAAAATCATGTGCGACCATTGAACAGTTTTTTTTAATTTGAACCATGATTGAGGTTTTGAGATTGAATTATCGTGGAAATTAGTTGCGCCTTTAGAATAATCAGGCTCTAACTTGTGCATGATGCGCCATGCAAGATCAAAAAAGTATGGTTTGATTTCTTTAGGTTCAGGTGGTTTTACTTTTCCATACCAAGAAAACTGATAAGGTTTTCTCATTTCATTACACACCTGCTTTGGATCAAAGTCAGCTCTACGCATAAGGACATAGCCAACACCGATTTGTGCTTCTTTTTGTTCTACGCTACTTTCCATATAGATAGTTTGCGCAAGACAAAGAAGTGCCTGGTCGATCATAAATGACCCCCCTGTGTTATTGCCAAGTTGTATTATACCATTTTTCACTATTGTCTAGCTTCCATAAGCCTAACTTCCTCGGCTACTTCATCTAGAAACGTTTTTACTTCTTTTTCCATTTCTTCAATAAACTTATTGTCACGCATCATGCGCTTAAGAAAATGTCTACTACCTTCTGGAAATCTATCATCGTAACTAAAAAAATCTACCCATTCAGCTCCTGTGCAAGACATTTGAGCCATCATTTGAATTTTATATTTAGTTGGCGGCTCATCTGCTTTTATATATGACCAATGAACAGCACTACTAAATGGATTTTTTATTTCAACCAATCCCATTCTGCCAGCATTTTTTTCAATATGAATAACTCCGTCAGGTGATGCGCCATACCATTCAATTGTTTTATGTTTTATAAATGAAACTTCTTCAACAAAATTTTCAGTAATTAACTCATATGCCTGACGTGCCAATGGCTCTTTTTCAGAACCATGTTGCATTGCTTCATTTTTATATGATTCCTCAACAACGCCTGTGACTCGTTGAATAGCCAACTCAATTAAATAATTTTGTCGACTAGCGCTAGGGCCTGTTTTAGTTTTAGCTAAAATATCTGCAACTCGTGACGCAGTTACATGGCCTAATCTTAATTGTAGCCATTCAGGCGTTCCTTGTATGATTTCAGACATTGTTTGTTCCTTCCAATTTATATTCAGCCACTACGCAAACTTCTTTAAATTTATTCTTAACTTTTTTATTGGTGGTTGTTATTTCATAACCTTTTTTGCGTAAGTTAAAAACAGTATCGGCTAATCTATATATGCCTAATTGAGTCCATGCTTTTAATGGATCAATCTTGCCATGCTTTTCTAAATACTCGGTTAAGCGTTCTTGCTGGTTCATATTATTCCCCTAGTTCAAGTTTACGATCAGATAAATACTTCTTTAACTTTGCTAATGACGCCTGGTCAAAGTTTGCGTGTTGTTTATATATAGCCATTAATTCCTCAATAGATTCAGCTTTATTAATTTCTTTAATAGCTTCTTCTAATTCATCTGAAGTTGTAGGTTCAGATTGTGGTAAATCCTCGCCAGCGTATATATAAAGACCAATACCATGTAAAGCGATAGCTTTGGCTAAACAACGTTGCATAGCAGTATTAACTGCCATAGCGTCAGGATTCATTACAGCTTTATTCTTATAATCTAATACAGGAAGTTGAGCTGTCATAGTTTTACCAAAAGCTGTGACAGAACAAAATACCATTAAAGTATCGCCAAATTGACGTGGCTCTTTATATTCCCATGTGGCTTGTGGATCATTGGATAATAATTGATCGACTGCCCATGCCCAAGAAAGATAGGTTAGTGATCCTTTCTTTTCTGTATGCTCGTTGACGTTGATCTTTTTTAATTCGTTAAAAGTAATCATCTACCGCTCCTTAATTGTTTTGCTAGTGTTATTGCTTTTTTAAATCTAAAACCTTTTGAATATAAAAATATGACATCTCTAATATAGTTAATCATAGAAAGTCCCCATGTGAATGGCCCATGTCATACATTTGGTCAAAAGGGCCTTGATAAACATTAGCTTCATTTAACTTTTTTTCTGTAATACCCATCGCTTCCTCAAAAAAGGCATTACTTATAGATTTGGCAAAAATATTAACGCTAATCATATCGCCACGTTCATTAGCCCAATATAAAGCACGAATCGTGCCAGCTAGCTGTTCCATGTCCATATGGGCTAAAACTTCTACTGGGTCAGTATCAATTAAATCTTCAGCATATTCTTGTTGGATAGTCATATTAAGCTCCAAAATGTTTGATTAAGATTGGGAATAAAACATAAAGCCACAAACCCATGTAAGCCAATGTGGCAGTAGCGTAGATACAAGCTTTGATAAAGTCACGTTTCATAATTTCCTCCATAAATTTAAAAACTACAGTTGCATTATTAACTATTTGTTATTATGATGTCAACAACTATTTAACAAAAAGTTATAGGAAAAAACATGACAGATAGCGAAATTATTGAGTTTTATGGCGGTTCTAAAGCCCTTTGTAAGCGCCTGGGTTGGTCAGGAATTAGCCAAGAAATTAAGGTTTATCAATGGAAAAAGCGAGGTATCCCAGCCAAAATCAAGCTTCAATACCCTGAAATATTCTTAAAACGTAAATTTAAACAATAGAGGTTATATGCACTATTTTCAACATAATATAGCGGATTATCGCAAGGATACCATGCACCTATCGCTATTAGAACATGGGGTTTATAGGCAATTATTAGATCAATATTACCTAAATGAAGCGCCTTTACCATTAGACCAAGACAGGATTTGTAGGCTTATTAATGCTAAAAGTTTAGAGGAAAAGGAGGCTGTATTTCATGTTTTACAGGATTTCTTTATCAAAAATGATGTTGGTTATGTTCATAAAAGATGTGATTTAGTTATTAATGAATATAATAAAAAATCCTTGACAGCTTCAAAATCTGCTAAAATTCGCTGGGAAAATGCGAATGGTATGCGAACGCATAGCGAACCCAATGCTAACCATAAACCAATAACCATTAACCATAAACCAATAACCAATATAAAACCCTTGTCCGATTTTGATCTATTTTGGATGGCATATCCTAAAAAAGTCGGTAAAGAAGCTGCAAGAAAATCTTGGGATAAGGTTAAACCTGATTTAAAAACTGTATTAGAAACACTTAAATGGCAAAAACAAAGCGACCAATGGTTTAAGAATAATGGGCAATATATACCAAACCCAAGCACGTATCTTAATCAACATAGATTTTTAGACCAACGCAATGATAATAGGGAGGCATTTTGATAGAACAAGAAAAGATTGGTTTTAAAGACATGATGCACTCTGTCACTACAATTTATTCAAGGCCTGACTTGGATCGTGAAACTTTGCGTATATGGTGGAGCAAACTAGAACGCTATGAATTTATGATAGTATCCAAAGCTTTTGATCGTTATGTAAACAATAATAAGTTTATGCCAACCATATCTGACATATTAGATATTTGTAGGATGCAAGAACCTAAAGAATTTGTAAAAGCTTTACCCAGGCATTTTACTGAACAAGAAATAAGAAATAACCATGACAGAATGAAACGAGTTGCAAGTGAAATAGCAAGTAGACCAACTGCTGATCCTAAAGCATGGGCTAGACGAATATTAAATGATTCAGAAAAAGGCAGATACAAAAATGAAATTGGTATTAAATTTGCTAAAGAAGCATTAAGAATTAAATGAAAATATTAATAGCTTGTGAATTTAGTGGAACAGTTAGAGAAGCATTTAATCGTTTAGGGGGGGGGCAGCATGATGTTTGGTCTTGTGATTTATTGCCTACAGAAATTCAAGGAAAACATTATGAAGGTGACGTTATGGATATTATCAATGATGGCTGGGATATGATGATTGCTCATCCACCTTGCACTCATTTAGCAGTTAGTGGAGCTAGATATTTTGAAGAAAAACGTAAAGATGGCAGACAACAAGAAGGCATAGACTTTTTTATGAAAATGATAAATGCACCAATTAATAAAATCGCTGTAGAAAATCCAATATGTATTATGTCATCTGTTTATAGAAAACCTGATCAAATTATTCATCCATGGCAATTTGGTCATGGTGAAACAAAAGCAACGTCTTTATGGTTAAAAGGATTGCCATTATTAAAACCAACAAATATTGTTGAAGGCCGAGAAGGAAAAATTCATAAAATACCACCTGGACCAAACAGATGGAAATTAAGAAGTAAAACATACCAAGGAATAGCTGATGCAATGGCTATTCAATGGGGAAATAATGAACTGTGAATTATGCAATGAAAATCGTGGTCGTTTTAATTTTAATAACGAGTGTTGTTGGGTGCGCTGGCTACGACGTGCTTATAAACCACACGCAAGGTCAATGCTTGAACGATACGAAAAGAAACAT